ATATTGAACTATGACATTACCTTTAACATCAGGGTAATCTTTCATTTTTTCTATATAGTCCGCTTTGTTTTTCTCTAATGACTCAATTGGTGCATAATTTTTTTCCTCCATTATTTCTTTTATTTTAAGAAATAAATTAAGAAGGGATGGTTTTGCCTCAGCAACCAATCTTTCTAAGAAGTTTGGTTTGTTCTTAAATGCAAGTAAAAGTTTGTTTGTTACAAGACCAAGTAACATTCTATTCTTTTTCGCAGATACATCCTTATCAAATTTATAAACATAGTTCATTACAGTCTCTGGTGTAATTTCGTTTTTGGCAAAATCAGCACTGTCAACCATTGAAATTGTTGCAACATCCTCTGTTGGGAATAAATCTGTCTTTGGTATAATCTGAGATAGTGTCTCCACGTTTGACCTTGATTGTCTGAATGACTTAGAGCCCGTTTCTTCGGCACCAGCTTGTCTATCGTGGTGGTCTGTATGAATAACGAACATCGGTTTACCGTGTGCAAAGTCAACTAAAACCGGCATAACTTCACCTCTTGCATCTGGTTTCTTCACAGACCATTCTTTGTCACCATATTGAATTACTTCAGTGTCAACCACATCAATTCCATTTGACTGTAGGTAGTCTCTCATTGCAATTGCGGTGGTTACTCCATCCAAATCTTGGTGGAAATAAATTTTTGCCTTTTTGTATCTATCAGAGAGTTCTCTAATATTTCTAATACCAGATTCAGATATTAATTTTCTCATTCTAAAGTCAAAAGATATTTGAGTTTATTAAACCCATGCAACATTTCGTCTCTTAAATTTAAAAGGTCAGAATCTTCTTGTGGGTCGAATACCTCTGTCAACTGAATTAAAAAAATACAAACTCCATCAACAAAACTTTGTACTGATATTTCAGATATATCTTGTCCTTGAATTGTATATCCTCCTTGGTAGGATGGTCTTCCGTGTTTACCCATACAAGCTTCAACAAAATCATCAATCAATTCATTTAAATCTTCATATAGTTTTCCATATGCCTTATGTTTAGCGTAAGATTTTGTCTGCCAGTGTAAAAATTTTAGTTGGATTTGAGCCTCAACTAATTTTCTGATGATATCTGAATTTTCCATATTTTAATATCCTTCTGCCGCTTTACAGGAGATTTTACCTTGTTTATCTTTTTCACAAAAAGCCTGTTTTAATTCATTATTAATACACGCTCTTCCAGTGAATGGTATTTGACGTTCACCATCAACTATAATTTTACTTTTAACATATTCGGCGGTAACTTTTTTTTCACCTTCATAATAATCACCTTCCTTACAATCTGTACCTTTCATTTCCTCTTCTTCATTCAAATAAGGTTTTGCATCACCAAGTTTTGTATTAATAAGTTTGTTGAAATTCTCGATTACGATTTTCTTTCCTCCTGAGTGTTGTTCACGGATTCCGTTTTTTTCTTCGTCAGATAAATCATTCAATAAATGTTTCATAATATTTTTTTATATAAATATAACCCAAAACAAAAATGGAGGTCAATGACCTCCATTTTCAAATACTATTTCTTGTTGTTTCTTTTTATCGACAAAGGCTTGAATCCTTTCCCTTGCAATTTCTGTATAGTTTGGACTGAGTTCAATACCAATCCATCTTCGGTCTAATATTTCAGCGGCTACGCAACTTGTTCCACTTCCATTAAATGGGTCAAGAACAATGTCATTCTTATAGGTTAAAATCTTAATTGCCTTGGTCGGAATATCCATTGAAAATGTTGCCTTAGTCATTGGTCTACTATCATTAAGATATTTCCACTGACCGAACACTAACTCCATAAACTCTTTCTTGTCTTCATCCTGATAAACAACTTTGGTCTTGAATGTCCCATCCTCTTGTTCCATTTGAGTTGGTACTCCTTTCCATTGTGGTTGACCTTTAACTTTCTTGATGTGATGTTTCTTATATGCAAGAATTACACATTCCTTCGGATTATAAATATATGGGGAGCTACAACTCATCCAACTTCCCCAAGCGGTTGTCTTACTTCTGTGGGGACTATCCTCCTCAAGGTCAACAATTCCAAAGAATTTGAATCCGATTTGTTTCATCACCTGATAAACCTCAGATACCAAAAATATACGGCCACCCTTTTCTTGACGGTTGATTTCATATGGAATATTCAACGCAATACGGCCATCGTCTTTCAAAACTTTATAAGCCTCAGTGAGCCAATTTTTACTGAACTCAAGATACTGATTAATTTCCATATCATCATCGTGAGTATCATAGGCGATGTTCACACCATATGGGGGTGATGTCACAATCAAATCAACTGAACCTTCGGGCATTTCACCCATAACTTCAATACAATCTCCGTTAATTACTTTATTTATATAGTTTTCAATCATTTTCTCTTCCAAATATATTTCTTCTCCACCACTTTCCAAAACTATTTTTTGGTTTATCAGGTATAAGTCCGTCAAAATAAAAAATACTTAAAACAAGTATAGTAAAAAATATATAAATTTTCCAAAACATTTTATTTCTCTAGATTTTTAATCTTTCTATCCAAATACCAAAGAGCCTTCTTTAGGTCTTGGAGTTCTTTGTCAGAGTCCTTTTTACCCGCTCTTGCAACATACTTAACTACGTTGAACAAATAAGCGTCCATATCAAGACCCCAAGCCTCGCATACTTTCACAACTTCATATGCGTTTTCTTCACCTCCATAATGCTGTGGGTGATTTACCATTTCTTTTGACATAAATTATTTTGACTTTACAACGTAATAATCCTTACCGTACTTACTTTCCTCGATTAAATCTTCATTTATCATTTCATTGATAATATCCAAAGTTTCTATCATTGGTTGTCTAACCAAATGTTTTGAAATATAGGATATATGAATTGGTCTTCTTAGTTTAGCTAAGAGTGTTTGTTTTAAGGAATTCATCTTTAAGTTCTTGAAATTTTTGTTCGATTTCTTCATCTTCGAAGACCAAAGAGTCTGCTCGCAAATATAGTTCAATAATTGCAGGATGCATAGTAATTTGTTCGATAACTGATTTTCCGACTATTTTTTTGTTAAATCCCATTTTTTTTTAAATTTTTTATAGTGTTTTTTTGTATTATGTAATTAAGAATTTTTCTTTTAAAAGCCGGAAGTATTGACGACTCAAGTGGGAAATCATACACAGCTTTCAACTCAAATATAGGTAATTTTTTCTCTATATCAAAGTCAAAAACAAAATTATCTTCTGTTTGCTTTAAGAGAATAACATTCATTTTGGTATCAATTGTTATTCTTTCTTTTCTTTCTATTTGATATTTCCATACTTTTCTTCCAGTTTGGAAATCAGAATAAAAATACCCGGTTAACTCATGGATATTTTTTTCATTCTTTATAATCTTCAAACTAATTGAATCATAAACAATGTTCCAAACCGCTTTCATCATATTGAAATAATCCAACACTTTTTGACCTGAGTATTTTACAATCTCAGTAAACTCATCATAATCTTTTTCATCTATGATTGGGACGGGTTTAAATTTTAAATCTGATATTAAAATTTCATCGTCAACATTAAATAATTTCTTTTCAAAGTACAATGTTTTAAACTCGCCAGATATTGATTGGAGGTTTGCAAGATGTATTGAAAGTTCTGTATAGGTTGGGTATACTTCAAACTTATCTATTTTTTTATCACAATACTTTAGGAAATCCATTAAGACATATTGTTTATGTTCTAGGTCAATGGGTTGCGTATAAATCCACTCCGGTCCCATTTTAAATAGGGGTTTTTCCTTCTTAACCTTATTTACATCAACATCTTGCATTAATTATGTCTAAAAATATAATACTCTCTTTCATTGAATCTGATTGTGTCGTAACTATTGTCATATGATGACATTTGTCCGTAATCTTCATTATCTATAAGATACTGAACTAATGCACTTTTGTCAAGGTAATCGTCAATATCACTACCCATATTACTTAGATATTCTTTGTAATTATCAACATAGTAATCTACAGTATCAGATATTTTTTCTTCAATTGCCTCTTCTTTATACTCTCCTTCAGGTGAATCATTAATTTCATCTATCTCAGTTTCAATTTCTTGGATTCTGTTGTTTATATTATCATATGCATCGTCTTCAGAATCTAAATCACTTAATCTTACTTCAAGTTCATCTTTTTCTGTTTCCAATCTTTGTATTTCTTCTTGTTGACTTCTGCTTAATTCTTTATCATTTTCATCAAGGTATGAATCGGGATTATCTCTAACATCATTTTCATAGGTATCTTCAATTTCGCTTCTTAATCTATCCATATCCAAGTTATCTTCAATAACCCACTGGCTAAAACCTTCTGTTCCCACCTCATCAACATAATTTTCCCAATAGTCTTCAAATGCTATATCAACTTCACCTCTTGTTCCCAAGAAATATTCTTCACCGTCTGAATCAGGTAATTTTGATTTGAATAACACAAGTCCGTACAGTTTTCCATCTGGAATCAAATCATAAACATCACCGAACTTTCCATCATTAAGTTCTTGGATTTCAACATCAACAGCTTCTATTTGACCTTGTAATCTACCATACTCTTCACTACTGTCGTCAAGTTGGGCTTGTGATTCTTCAAGTTGTGATTTTCTATCCTCTAATTCATCTATTTTTTCTTGTAAATTTTCAGGTCTATCCTGAAGGTCATCTCTACCTTTTAGATATTCAAACAAAGCATTTGCCTTAGTATTATAGGGGTTATCTAAATCAGCCCATTCACCACTTTCTCTTCTACCTTGAGCAATTGCAAGTATTCTTGCATTCTCTTTTGCTCTTCTAATCCGATACATTTTAGAATTGTAATCACTAACATATCCAGTTACTTCAACTCCTTCAGTTGATTCAATTTCTGTATCACGAATATCCAATCTACCAGTAATCTTTACTATTGGTCCAAGATTTTTTGTTTCAGGGTAATCTGACAAATCTAGGTCTCCATTGATGATAATTTTTTTACCCTTGAACTTAGGTAGTCTTGAAAGTCCATTTAAATTACCTGACATCAACTTCAAATAAGTTGCTATTTCATCTTGGTCTGAATACTCAAACTCACTTTCTTGAGCCTGCTCTCTCAAAATTTTGATTATGGAACTTCTTAAATTCATTAAAACATTTTCTTAATAAATATACAAAAGTATATATACTATTTCCTTTTGAAAGGATAATTAAAATATTTATAAGTAATAAACTTCAAAAACAGATTGTCATATGGGGTGTGGATGCAAAAACAACCAACAAACTCAGCCTGTTCAACCACAAGGTCAGCAGGCTCCTCAACAGCAGAACGAGAACGTTCAACAAGCTGTTCAACAGACTATTGAGAAATACTACCAACAAAAAACAAAAGGTTAACCCTTTTGTATATTTCCGACTAGTCAATAAGAAAGGGGATTTATTTCCCCTTTTTTTTATATTTATAGGTAATAAACCATTAATACAAATAGTACTATGAAAAAAGGTGGTGGTTGCGGTTGCGGAAAATAATTTCGCCCCGTACAAATTAAACTGAAAATAAAAAGGGGGATTTATTTCCCCCTTTTTTAATATTTATTAATATGACTTTACAGACAGGCGATTACATAATCATTAGAGGTTATA